CCGGTTTTATAACAGGACTGTCAGATGTGGGGATAAGGAATACCGATGTCTCACCTCCTGGTGCAAGATGCGTATGAGTGAAGTCGCAGCGGAAAGAAATCGTAATAATTAATTTAAAAATCCAATGAAAAACGTAACGAAAATAGCCAAGAAGTCCGCAGGGCTTAGCCAAAAATGCTCGATTTGCCCACTTATGCAAAGATGCACTTTAGAAATCCATAGAGCCTGTTTTGACAGCTTTGTAGAGGGTTTCAAGAAAGGGGCCAGAGCTGCTGAAAAAGAAATAAACAAGAAATTCAAATCGGAACAGATATGAAACAGACAGCAGAAGAAGCGGCAAGGGGATATTCCAATGATTGCAGAAACAGGCAGCGTCATTGTGAACCGTACTGCATTGTTGACTTTATTTCTGGTGCCGAATGGCAGTCAAAGCAATCACCTTGGATAAGCGTTGAAGATAAACTGCCTTCTTTAAACCAAAAAGTAATAGTTTATAACGGGAAACAAATATATATATCTCATAGAACAGAAAAAGACTACGCAAAAGATGCTAATTCCTTCTTGTATGGATTGCAGACCTATAATGTTGTAGCATGGATGCCCATCCCGTCTTTCGATGAGATACTATACGCCAACAGGGATATGCTGGAACGAATTAAAGAGAAAGGAGATTGAATATGAGGTTTATATTAATTATACTTATGACAGCCACGATGTTATCTTGTAAAGATGACATGGAACATAGATTAAAAGGTGGAATGGTTATTACTGTTAAGGGAGATACCATAAAGTTTTATGGAGGAACGTTTACTTATAAATTATTTGGTGAAAGAGATATTAGGGGTGTTGTAATTGATGAATCAAAAGAAAAAGAAGATTAGCTATGGTAATAAAGAAGATAATTTATAAAAT